GTAGTTGGTATTGACCAAGCTCTTGCTGCTGTAGCACTGCCTACAGTTACGCTCAGAACAGTTCGTTTGACCGGTGGCATTACATCTAACATCGCGTTCACTGCTGGTGCAGATATGACAACTGCTGGTGACCAATGCTTGTTCCTTTTCAGTGGCGACAACACGATGGCTAACACCAACACGTTGACGTTGACTTTGAACGCAGCAAATGAGCTTGACGCTGAATCTACTGAAGCGTTTATCACAACTGCTGCTGGCAAGAACCACCTAGAAAAAGAAGGCGCAGCTACTGATGGTAATCAAACGATTATTCTTACAGCTACTGGCGCAACAACTATTTTGCCGGGTTCATTTATCTATCTTCATGCGGGTAATAACACCGATGTTATGTCAGCTAAGATCTGTATTAGAACGTCTGCGGGTGTAGTTGCGGTCACATACGGATCTTAATAGATCCAATGAATAGGGGCGACAACGCCCCTTTTCTTTACGGGAGTAAACTATGAGCGTGCAATCAGATGTAACTGCGGTCACCATTACGGCGGATACGCTTGCAGCAGATGACGATGGTATTTCGGCAAATGCGGCTGTTGGCAATAACGCCGCACTGACTATTGGCGGAGCCTTGGCAGACGGCGGTTCTGTCACGTTGAGTAATGCTCGAAAGGTTACTATTACTTCGGCAGGCGATGATGATGGTATATCTTTCACCATTGTTGGCACGGATATTAACGGTACGGCTCAAACCGAATCTTTGACGGGTGCCGATTCGGGCGTTGCGACTAGCGCAGCATTCTTTTTGACCATTGCCTCTATAACCGCAGTGGGAGATCCCGCGGGTAACGTTAAGGCTGGGATAAGTGCAGATTCTTCTAGCATTGTTTTTTCCGGTAGAGCTAGATTAAAAGGTTCTTTTTTGACCAGCACCGCCACTGCTGGAACCATAGATTTTCTAACCACTTCTACGGCAGGCACAAGTTTAATGAAAATTAGCTCGGTAGCTTCTGCTACGGCAACGCGAGACGTGGTTATTCCGGAAAACGGAGTCTTGTTTACTGACGGGATTTTCTTGCAATATACGGTGTCTACTTTTTTAACTATGACTGTTTTTCACGCATAGCATAGGTGATTAAATGGCAACAACCAAAGACGTTACACGCACTCCTTCGGGTCGTATAAAGTATCGCGGAGAGTCTTTTGCGGGTTTTAACAAACCAAAAAGAACCCCGAATAAGCCTAAAAAAAGTGCGGTTTTGGCTAAAAAAGGTAGTGAAATCAAGATAGTACGTTTTGGTGACCCCAAGATGTCTATTAAGAAAGATCAACCAGCTAGACGTTCTAACTTTAGGGCACGCCATAAGTGCGAGACTGCCAAAGATAAATTTAGCGCCCGTTATTGGTCGTGTAAAGCATGGTAATGACACGCGGGGACATGCCTAAAGGGTTGACGTATTACCGTAAAGGTGGTGCTGCGTCTAAAAAAAGCAAAGGCAGTAAGATCTGCCCTGCGGGTAAAGCGTGGGCAAAAAGAACCTTTGACACGTATCCTTCGGCATACGCCAACATGGCCGCTTCTAAGTATTGCAAAGACCCCAACTATGCCAAAAGCAGTAAGAAGAAAAGTTAATGGGTGAGTTAAAGAAATGGCGTGACCAAAACTGGGTTCGCATTGATTCCGAAGGCAACATTGTTGGAAAATGCGGTACTTCCCCAGACAAAAAGAATCCAGACCGTTGTTTGCCCGAAGCCAAAGCACGATCTTTGTCTAAAGCAGAACGAGCAGCAACAGCGCGTAAAAAGAAAAAAGCCGGTAGTAAAGGCAAAACAGTGGTGTCTAACACTAAAAAAGCTACTGTAAAAGGAATGCGAGATGGAGGCGAAGTTCGTCAACAGATTGCAAAAGGATGCGGTGCGGTATTAGAAAGCCGACGAAAAGTAACTAAATATTTGTGAGGTTAATATGTCTGTAGTAAATCTGGGTAACGGTGCCCCAAAGAAAAAAGGAATTAAATCCAAAGGTATGTCTATGGGCGGAGCTATGAAGTCCAAGGGTATGGCTGCTGGCGGTAAAATGAAGTCCAAGGGTATGGCTGCTGGCGGTAAAGTAGTTAAGAAGTCCAAGGGCGGCGCTATGAAATCTAAAGGCATGGCTGCTGGCGGTAAAATAAAATCCAAAGGTATGGCTGCTGGCGGTAAAATGAAATCTAAGGGTTATCGAAGTGGTGGCAAAGTAAGCAAATAAAATATGTCTTACTTAACGTCGAATATCCCTCATTTTAAGTGCTGGGTCAGAAAAGAATTTACGCATAACCATGAGCAGTTTCATGGAGAGTTTCTTCATGCAATGGTGGTTGCTGTAACTACAATGCCTTGCCGGTGTTTAAGCTTTCAAGTTATTTTCACCGGTATTGAAGCCGAAGGTGAAGAAGAAGACACCGTTCATGGTGGTGCAATGTGGGCAAGAATGCCTCTAACCGCTCTTGTTGCAGATATTCCTCTGGAAGAATGGCCGGAGCCTATGGCGGTACACGATGCTCAACCGTGGGACTGTTCGTCTAATCATCACTCTGTGTATGTTTTAGATAGAGCAACGCCGTCCCCGTGGATGGCTAAAGTAAACGGGGAAATGTTCCCCGCAAAGTATCTGTTTACCGTGGATTATACGGAAAGCGAAATAGCAGATGATCCGGCGCAGCATAAGCAATCGCATGTTCTACAGCTATTAGATGCAGGTCAATGGACGGGTAATATTGTAGCTTTGCCAAACAATAGAGTACGGGTTACACATCCGGCTTGGTTTGAAACAGGCTCCGGTGCCCCCGATTTTAAACCTTCGGCGCACATACATTACTCTAAATCTGATTTAGACTATAGTTTGGACGTTAACCGAATATTTGATAATTTATACAATGACAACATCGAACAGTAAGAATTTTGAAATAGATGTCGCTGAATATATTGAAGAGGCGTTTGAGCGGTGTGGTCAAGAAGTACGCACGGGCTATGATCTAAGGACCGCAAAAAGGTCTTTAAACTTGTTGTTTGCTGATTGGGCAAACAGAGGTTTAAATCAATGGACTATAGAACAAACTACTATAGCGCTTGCCGCCGGGATCAGTGAATACCCTTCTGGCTCGTTAACTCTTTCCGTAGCAGCTACGGGTAGCTTCACGGGTGGTGAAACGATTACGGGCGGTACAAGTGGCGCTACTGCTTCTATAACTAGCACTCTTACGACCACGTCTTTTGCTACTACTATTCCGGTAGGCTCATTTACGCTTAATGAAACGATTACGGGCGGTACAAGTGGCGCTACAACCACTGTTTCGGCGGTTCAAGATTTATCGGACACGCAATCTACAATAGATATGCTTTCTGCGGTGGTTACTCGAACCGGGACAGACTTTGAAATTACACGTCTTAGCCGCTCTGAATTTTTAAACATTCCAATAAAAACTCAAACAGGCCGCCCGAATCAATTCTTTTTAGATAGGCAAATAAGCCCTGTTTTAAAAATTTGGCCGGTTCCGGACAACAGCACGGACGTTATTAAATTTAATCGTCTAACTCGAATAGACGATGCGGATGCTTTTACAAACACGGTAGATATACCTTTTAGGTTTTACCCCTGTCTGGCGGCGGGTCTTGCGTATTATCTTTCTATGAAGCGTAGTCCTCAACTAATGGCACCACTTAAAGCTATTTACGAAGAAGAAATGCTTCGAGCAATGGAAGAAGATCGGGATAGGGCATCGTTTAAGATAAGTCCTCCTTCATACCAGTACGGTCTTTAGTCGTGTCAGGCTTTGCTTCTGGAAAAAATGCTTACGGAATATCAGACCGCTCTGGTTTTCGATACAAGCTTAACCGCATGAAACGCGAGTGGAACGGCAATTTAGTCGGGTTTGATGAGTTTGAGCCAAAACAACCACAATTGTTTCCGACACGACATATAGATGACCCGCAAGCTTTAAAAAATCCTCGCCCAGATCGTATAGAGCCGTTTGTAGTGTCCGTGGGTGTTTCAACAATTGATAACTTCCCATTTGTGCCCGTAAAAGGTTCGGGACAAGTAGGTCAGGTAACTGTGGTGATAACATGAGTTTTACACTAGCAACATTAAAATCTACCGTACAAGATTATTGCGAAACGTCTGAAACAACGTTTGTAGCAGATTTACCCACGTTTATAAAAGAAGCCGAAGAAAGAATTTTAAAAAACATAGAACTTCCTTTTTTTCGTAAAAATGTAACGGGCACAGCCACTTCTAGCAATCCGTACTTATCTACCCCAAGTGATTTTTTAGCTTCGTACAGCTTGGCAGTTATTGAAAGTGGCGTGTATAACTACTTGTTTTTAAAACAAGTTTCGTTTATTCGAGCGTATACGCCCAACCCGACTACAACGGGTTCGCCAAAATACTATGCTTTGTTTGATGACTCTACGTTTATTGTTGCGCCTACTCCCGACAGTAATTACGACTTCGAGTTACATTATAAATTTAGACCCGCGTCTTTAACAGCGGGAGCGGAAAGCGGCACTACATGGCTTTCAGAAAATGCCCCGGACGCGCTTCTGTACGGAACTTTGGTAGAAGCAGCTACGTTCCTTAAAATACCGGAAGAAGTTGCGCAGTATGAACAACGGTTTGGCGCTGCGGTTGCTGGATTAAAAGCTTTGGGTGAAGGCTACGGTTCTCGCGATGAGTACCGTTATGACATAAGTAGGGGTGCGTAGGTGGCTTTTTTTGAAGCACCAAAGTTGGAAGTAGGCAACGTATTAGTAGCAACTACGAACAATAAAGGTCATGACCCCGAGTTTTGGGCGCAAACAATAGCTGATAGAATTGTAAGTGTTGGTGGTAGTTGTCACCCTGTTATTGCTCAACAAGCAGAAGAGTTTAAGCAGGCCGTCAGAGATACTGCGTTGCATTACCTTAAAGAAGCAATTAAGAGCGATAGGACTACACTTACCGCTGAATTTGAACGTCAAGGTCATAAAGATATGGCTGATATAATTAGGAGGCTATAATGGCTATTACAACCGCTTTATGCACAAGTTTTAAAGTTGAAATTTTAAAAGGCGTTCATAACTTAACCGCTGCGGGAGATCAGTATAAACTTGCGTTGTATACCAGTTCCGCATCTTTGGGTGCAGCAACAACTGCTTACACCAGTTCTAATGAAGCTAGTGGTACAAACTACACTGCAAAGGGTGCGTTCTTAACGTCTATAACTCCCGTTGCTAGTGGTACTACTGCTCTTGCCGACTTTGCGGACCTTACCTTCTCAAATGTTACGATTACAGCAAGAGGCTCGTTGATTTATGGCGAAGCCATATCAGGTGATCCTTCTATATGCGCTTTAGATTTTGGTGGGGATAAGACCAGTACAGCGGGAGACTTTACTATTCAGTTTCCCACCGCTGACGCATCTAACGCGATTATTCGCATCGCATAGGGCGTAACGTGTGGCAATCATTAATGGTTGGGGCAGAGGCACTTGGGGGCAACTTGGTTGGGATGAAGGAGATCTTCCGGTCCCAGTTACCGGTGTGGCTGGCACAAGTGCGATCACCACGGTTACGGTTGATGCCGAAGCCGATGTTCCGGTTACAGGGGTTGTTGGCACAAGCGCGATTGGCGCTGTTACTGTCGTTGCGGAAGCCAATGTTTCTGTTACTGGTGTGGCGGGAACGTCTGCCCTCGGTACAATATCGCTGGTCACAAACAACAACTTGGATGTCACAGGGCTTCAAGGAACTTCTGCAATT